GCGCAACTGGGGTACGGCTTCAGCCAACCGCGACCGACCTGGTGCGTGTTCAAACCCCGGATCGATGCCCTTGGGCACGCGGACCGTGCGCGGACCGTTAGGGCTGTTCTTGTCGATGACCCGATCTTCCCACTCAACGGCGGGGGCAGGCCCGATGTTCAGGCCCTGGCGTTCCACGTCCCTGGCCGAGAGCATGAACTTCTTGCACTTGCAGCCCCAGCCGTTTTGCGGGGTATGAGTTGCCCACCAGGGATCGTCGAGTGGCAAGGTGGTGCCGTCCCAGGCTCGATGTTGGGGTCTTGGATGGGCGCTATCACCATGGCGGTACACCGCATAGGGCCGACGCTTGCGCAACTCTGGGTCCGCCATCTGCGCTTCGCGCCCGGCGTTATAGGACTGGCGCAGGTTGGTTTCCCAGATGACGTTGGTCCGCCAGCCGCGCTCGCCGTTGTACTGCCAGCCATGTTTGGCCACGACCTGGTCAAAGTCTTTGCGGAATTGCTCCAGGGTAGTGCCCTGGGCAATGGACTTCTCTACAGCGCCCCTCAAGTCGGCCAACAGGTCACGCTTTACCGCCCCGGCAACGACAAAGGCATAGTCATGCTCGGCGGCATAGACGTCACTCCAGGCGCGGGTCGGCAGGTCGACCTTGCCCAGGAAGTAGTCGATTTGCTCTTTGAACGGGAGAGAACCGTGGGAAACCGCCATTACAGCCCCCTCAAGATGTCATCCCGGCCCGCCAGGCTGGCCGCAACCAAGCCATCGGCCATGGCATCGGCCAATTGGCTGGCGTTCATCGCTGGATAGCTTTCAATCAAACGGTCGCGGAACTCTTCCAGGCTGCTGACTGAGTCAAGCAACTCCTTGATCTGGTCCACCATGTCATCCAGGGGCACCGCTGCTGCACGCTCCATCGTCCGCACCTGGTTATCCACGATATCTACCACCGCAAGTCTTGCAGGCGCCTGTTCACTGTTGAGCGCCTGGGCCATGGCAGGTGCCACGGGAACAGGAACGCCCAGCAACTCGGCCCCCTCGGCAGGCGCTGGAATATTGAGCTTGTCGCGAACCACCGACTGCTCGACCTTCAACCCCAGCGGCACCAACTCCTTCAACGCCTCGACCAGCAGCTTGGTGTTTTCCGGCTTTGGTACGTCGAGAACCAGCCGTGGGTAGCCACGACCTGGTGCGAAGTTCAGGTCGCACCAGGGGCGAACGAAATAGCGGTTCAAGGTGTTGGATTCGGCCTTAGCATCGGCTTGCAACAGATCCAGGCGCACTTCGTTGTGAATCGTTGCCTGGGCCTGGCTAGATCCGTCATCGGTGGACATAGTCTGGCCGACTACAGCCTTGCTGACTTGTTTATCCCACCACTCGGCCAGACCCTTGAAGAAGTCCCCGGCACCGGTCACGTTCGCGGCCTGGGTGAAATCAATGCGCATGCTGTCCGGGATCACGGCCGCCGCATCGCTGCCCAGGTTGGCGACCGCCGACATCAGGGTGGCAATGTCGTCTTTACTGGCGCCAGGCCCGTAGCGGCCCACACGCATGGGCATGCCGAAGATATCGGCAAAGCCCATCCAGTCTTTCCAGGTCCAGGCTTTGCACATGTAACCCACGGCGGCCAGGCGGGCCAGACCACCCCGGATTGGCAGGCCGGAGCGGATACGCGGCAGGTGCACGATGAACTTATAGGGCGCCAGTGGTATGCCATCGATCATGTCCGCTTCGTCCAGCAGGCGCAGTTCTCGGCCAGTGTCGCGGTCGAACTGGAAAAAACGTTGGTCGCGAGGCTCGAAACGTGATGGGGTCCAGGTCTTACCACTACGGTCCCATATAATCTCGCTAACCGCGTAAGCCTTGCCCAGGGCGTCGGTCAGATCGGCTTGCAGCTCGCCGAACCCCGGCGAGTCCACTATTTCCTTGAGTTGGTCCGCTCGCCGTACGTCCTCGGCGTCATCGCTGGCCGCTTCCACGCGGATCGACAGGCCCGACACTGCCAGCTTGCGGGTGCCCAGTACCGAAGCATAATGCAGGTCGCGCTCTTCCATTTCTTCGGCCAGAGTCAAATAGTCATGGGCCGAGCCCTCGGCAGCGGCCTGCAGGATGCTGGCCAGGCGACCAGGTGTCAGGCCGTTGGCCACCGAATGATGCCAAATCTGGCGTATGCCTGTAGTGCGGGCAGCGGCCAGTTCTTCAGTAAGTTTGTCGTACTGGATGGGGCGACCGTACTGGTCAACGATTTTGGACTCGGCCATTACCAAATGCCTTTCTGAGAACGCCAGCCAGCGCCTAGCTTGATCTCACGGTCATGCTGGGCGGTGGGCTGGACGCGGTGATATTCGATGATCTCGATTTCTTGCCGGGAGGCGTAGTCGGCCAGCACGGCGGCAATGCCAGCGTCGCCATGGCGCTTAGGACCGGACTTCTCGCCCTTTTCGTTGGTGCGCTTTTCCGGGATGCGGGCCACGCCCTTGACCATCCGAAAGGCGCGCACGTCGCTGACAACGTCCTTGTCTGCCGGGATGTCGTAGAAGGTGTCGTCTTCCAGGGCGGCCTTGAACGGCGGCATGTTGTCCCGATACCAGCCTTCCGTCAGCATCACTCGTTCGATACGGTTAAAACCGAACTCGACGGCCGTGTCTTCCGACAGTTGCGAACCGTTACCCCTGGCGTCATCGGCCCCCTTGAGGAAGTTGGGCAGGCGCCGAAGGATGTAGAATTTGATCTGCGCCTGCTGCTTGAACGGGACGTTACGCAGCTCGACAACAAAGGGTGTGCGTTTGCGTAGGTTCTGTTCCTTGATAAGCGGCCAAATGACCGAAAGGTCGCCAGTTCGCCCGAAGTCCATGCCATAGAAACTCTGGACGTCCAGCGGAATGGCCTTCAGCAGCGGGAGCAACTGTTCTTCGCACCACTCCAGGGACTCGGCCAGGCGCAGTTGTTCCGCGATAGTCTCGTAGCCCTGCGGGTAGGCCAGGCGCAGCACCGGCACGTCGCGATTACTGCGCTGCTCGACCAAGGCCAGGCTCAGAAAGGCCCCGCCGCCCTGGGACGGCACGCAATCTAGCTCTTCCTCGGCCGCATCCCCGTAGAAGTCGTACACGTCCTGGACCCAGGCAGCCTCTTCTTCGGGCTGGTACTCAATGCCCTTGCGCAGGCACACCCGCTTGTAAAGCCCATCGGTCACGGCTTCCCGGAAGGCGCAGCGAAACAGCTCGCCCTTTCGCTTGCCCGCACGAATCTCGTTGATTAACTCGTTGAAGGCGTTTTCCGTGCCATCGTGGGTACTGATCACGTGTACTTCACCGCCCCAGATGAGCAGCGCCAGCGCGGCCTTGAGCAGTTCGGCCAGGTCCTGGTGGAATGCCGCTTCGTCGATTACCACGACACCCTGACGACCCCGCAGGTTGGACGGTCGGCTGGTCAGCGCCACGATGCGGTGGCCGCTGGGAAACGCGATGGTGTAGGTCTTGATGTGCTTGTCGGGGTCGCTGTCCGGCCAGATGCCTTCCTCGATCTCGCTGGCCGCATAGTTGAACGCCCTTGACCACATGGCGCAGGCCTGGATGTACTCCACAGTCATGTCCTGGTTGTAGCCCAGGTAATAGACGGTCTGGCCACCGGCCGGTTTTTCAGCCGACGCGACCAGGACATTATCGGCCGCTTCCGCCCAGGTCAGACCAATACGGCGGGACTTCTCGCCGACCTTGAGCGGAGCGCGGATGCCAATCCATTCTTTCTGATAATCGAGCAGGACTGGCGGCGCACTGTTGCTTGCCGTGTTGTCCAGAACCAAAGGGGGGCGGCGACTGCTCATGGGCGCCTCGGTGCGGGTTTTAGAGCCTGACGAATCTCTGTACGCAGGCCATCCGGCATATCTGGATGACGGCATGCTTCACGCAGCAACTGTTCCGCGTTATCACACTGCACCTCAATGACGTTGAGGTACTGCTCAAGGCTCTTGCTACGGCGCTTCTTATAGAGGCCCAGAAACCACGCCAGTGCCAAATAAAGCGCCACATTGAGATCGCATATCAGCAGCCAACGAGCGTTCTCGTCATTGGCTGATAGCCCGGTCATGGCGAAGCAAATCATTAGGGCAAAGAAATAGTTCATGAAGCCATCCCCAAGATCTCGCGGCGGATCTCGTCAACAGTTTCTGCCGTCAGGCCACCTTTCTTAGCGATCTTCTCGACCCGCGCTGCTGCGGCCTCTGTTTTTTCTCGCCATTCGGCTTGCCACTTCTTCTGTACCACCGATGCCTTGCCCAGCTCGGCTACAGCCTTGGCCACCTTTGGCAGGTCAAACTTGTTTTTCCCTTCGGGGTCGGCGCCCGCCATCAGCACCTTGAACAGGTGTTCTTGGACCAAGCGCATAAGGGCTTCGTTGACCGCGCCTTCCTCGTCCGGCGCAGCAGCGACAACGGCGCGAGCCTGCTCGCTCGCCATTTTCAAGGCTGAGAGCTTGGACTCGAAGTCCTGGCCATATCGCTGAAGCGACGACCGACTGATCGAAAAACCTTGTGCCGATAGCTCGGCGGCGAGGGTTTCGTACTCGCTGAAGCCGTTCTCGGCCAGGGCCTTGTCGAGCCAGGTCTTGACTGCCTTGGGCAGACTGGCGACTTTGCTGCGTGGTGGCATGGGTCAGCTCCAGTATTTTTCTGGGCGGGCGATGCCGGGGTTACAGGGAATGGTGTACTCGGCGAGGTCAACGCCGTAGTGAGTCAGGCCGCAGATCCAAACGCCGTTTGGTTGCTTGTTCAACGTCACCAGGCTGCGGTCAGCCAGGTAGTCGAGTTCGCGCCGAAGCTCAATGGTCGTGGAGTCTGGATAGATACCCTGGATGGTCGCCAGCACCACCGCTTCATGCGGATCAATCGGGCGTGAGGTGTCCAAGGTCTTGATGATGTACCAGCGCAGGGACTCCCGGCGTGTCTTTGCGGCGTCGATGTTCATGGGTTCAATCCTTTCAATTGGACGGTTTCTAGCTTGAGCGCCAAGGCATCGAGCTTGGCCTCGATCACGGTTTGGCCGCGTACGTAATCTTCACGACGCACGTAATGCACAGGCATGTCTCCCCGCAGTCGCTCAAAGGAAATCTCCAGCGTCCGCAAGCGTTCGCTGTCCTTGTCTGTGATTGCAAAGCGCTGATCGAGACGGCGCTCCATCTGCATGACCATGACTTTCACCAACCCAGCAAATGCACCCAGAATGGTTATGGCGATACTCACCAACTGCCAGGCTGGCATTTCAATCATCGTCATCGGCGGTTCCTTTTTTCGCGACGTGTTTGGCACTCAGCACAAATCTGTACGCCTGGCAGGGCCAAGCGGCGCTCTTCAGGAATTGGCATGTCGCAATCCACTACCGTGCAGAACTCGGCCGAAGGGCCGGTCAAGGTTTCACGCTGAGCAAAATGCGCTGCCAGGGATGTTTCGTTGTGGATCGCCTCAAGGCGACTGGCAAAGTCAGTTGGTTGCATTCAGGGTCCAATCAATCAGGCGGTTAAGCTGCGCCCGGCAGACGCTGTGCAATTCGCCATTGCGCACCTGGTTGGCCAGGACCATGGACTGGGTGACACCCGAGTCGAGGCTGTCAGCGGCTCCGGATCCGTTGGGCGGCGCAGTAGCTCTGCCGGTGGCTTGTTGGGTTTGCTGGGCAGGCACCGCGGTGCTGATACCGTTGGCGCTGTTCCACACGCGGACAAAACCAGCAGTGAAGACAGCAGCAGGCAGCGGCTCCGGCTGGCTGGCCAGCGAGCGGCGGTAAAGGGTCGTGACACGGGCAATCTCTCCGGTGAGTTTGTCGGTGGTGGTGCGTAGATGGGCCTTGGTGTCGGCGAGTTGCCCGGCCAACTGATCGTTGCGATCTTGTGCAGTGCGTAGAGCCGCCAGGGCTTCTTTGGCGGCTGTCGCATCCGCAGTGGCGGCCTGGCGCTTTTCCTCGGCGTGCTCTAGGCGCAGTTGCGATAACGCGGTATTGCCCTGGGCCTGCGCCAGTGTGAAACCTTCGTCATAGCCTTCCTGGTAGTTCAAGTGCAGGCAGAAAACAGCCGCAGCGACAATCGCTACAAACCAGGTCGCCGGGCTGATTAGGTCAAGGAGGCTTCTCATCGGCACACTCCATTGCCCCAGCCAGCCTCGACGTATTGCGGTTCCCAGTGCCAGAGGATGAAGCGTGGGTAATTTCGGTTTTCCTTGAAGTTCGCCGCCGAGCGCCCGGCATTGTGATGCTCAACAGATCCGAACCAGGTCAGCGGGTCGGCGCCTTTTGCCGATGCCAACTTGCGGTCACGAATGACCCACCCCAGACCGCCGTTGTAGGCAGAAAGAATCATCGCGCCCTGCTCGCAAGGCGTGCTGGCCTTGATCCTGGCTGCCAGCCAGCGGTCATAGCTGACCAGCGCCTGCATGGACCAGATCGGGTTGTAGGGCTCGACCTTGCCCAGCGCCTTGGGGAAGGTCTGGGCGAGCCAGGTCGCGGTCGAGGGCATCACCTGACCCAAGCCTTGCGCCCCGACCGGCGATTTGGCATCGAAGCGCCAGCGGCTTTCCTGGTGTATCTGGGCGGCGAAGGTTGCGACCGGAGCGTCCAGGCCCCATTCGGCCTGAGCAATACGGGTCAGGTCGCGGCGGTAACGTTCGGCCTGGAGGGGAATCTCGGCATGCGCCGGAGCGCAGGCGGCGAGCCCCACCAGGGCAGCCAATGAGGCCGCGCCTATATAGAGAAGGGTGCGCTGCATGGTCAGAGCCCCAGAGTCAGGCCGAGTACGCACGCTAGTACCACCAGGGCGCGACGAACACCGGCCATGGAACGTTCATAGCGGCGGACCTGGTTTGGACGGGCGTAGGGAAACAGCGCCCGATCGATCCAGTACCCCAGAACGCCGCCCAAGGTAACCAGGCCGCATTTGTAGAGGACTACGGGCAGCTTGGTCGGGGCGACGACGGCCAAACAAACCAGCAGTGCAACGGTGATCAACGTCCAGTTGGTCATACGAGGCGCACGCGGGCGCCGCTTCGGCAGTGGAAGAGTCATTGAATAGCTCGCGGTGGGTGATGAATGGTTGCCCGCAACGCCGCCAAGTGCTGTGCGGCTACAGCGGGATTGCCGATCAAGCGAACAGGTTCGCGATACTCAGCAAAGGAAGGGGTAGAAGGGGGGCTTACAGGGCGTAACTTTTCTTGCTCACGGACATGTTGCCGGATGCGCTCTTCGCCCAGCGCGACATGCGCCTGGACCATGGAACGCCATTCGGCTGGCACCTTGTCCCACAGCACTGCACGCGCAGTTTCGCTACCGGCCAGCAGAATAAGTTGCGCGTGCTGGCGCGGCCATTGCGGGCGGGAAACTTTGGAAGCTGCGGAAGTGGTATGCATGGTGCGAACCTGCCGTTTTGGGTAACGGGAACAGGTTCGCGCATAGGGTGGAAAGTTGTAATTTCAGGGCGGTTTAAGGTTTTAACCGAGCGGGAGTTCGGTGGCCTGGAATCACTGCACTGCTAAATTAAGAGCCTCCGTGGCAGGAACAGCCAGATAAGCCGGGCCATTATCTGACGTATCGAAATTGCATATTTTCTTGCACGGGGTTTTGCTGGTAACGATCCCGCCATACCCTATGTCGTAGGTGCAGACATGTCCTGATGCATAAAAATCACGGGGGAGGCTGTTAACTGGCGAGGACAAAGTAACCACTACCTGGATGATATCCCGCCATCCTAGATCTTCTTGCTCATAGGATACTTCCGTAGACCGAAAAGACGCCGACATATTGGAAATTTCCGACGCTTTCTCCAGCCTTACCAAGGTAGGACACACATCAAGCAGAATTTTAGTAGCTGCACTTTCGATTTTCTCGTTTGCCGAACTGGAGATAGCAACCAGCCCCCCCAACATCAGTAAAAATACAGATAACGCTTTGCTTGTTCTCATCAGTGCAAAGTTCCTTCTTCAAATCCAAACAGATCTGGCTCGTTTTTCCGGTGTATCGCTCGCTGGCGGGCAATAATGTCATAAACCGTTTGGCTGGCTATCTTGTATTTCCTAACCAGGTCTGCAGGCTTGACGCCACCGTCGCACCAGTCGCGATACAACGCCGCATCGCGTATGGCACGCTTTAAAGGTGCGCCCTTAGGTATGTACATCGCCGCTCCGCCCAAGTGATTGCACACTGCAAGAATCACCAACTGAGCCAACTCCAGTGACCGGGGATCATCGCTCAATGCCTTGCGCAATTCGACCTCGGCAATCCTGACCATATCGCCGATGGTGCCTTCCCATCGGGCCGTCACCGCTGGGTCCTTCATGTGCGCCAACACTTTGCTCGGGTCGAGTTGGTCGCTTTCGCCTGGAAACAGTTCGCCGTTCATTACGTTGTTCTCCCATGACGTTTTGCGTCATAAGCCATCGCGGCCACCATTTTTTGCAACTGTAAAGGGTCCAGCCATTCCACGCGCTCTACCTTGAACATACGCATGGCCATTCCATCCGCGTAGGCCCATGAACGCTTCGCTTCAGCAAGAAAGGCCTCGATTTTCCCCAGAAGCTTTGCACGTTCAGGTGCAGCTTTGGGTGTTGTACGGCCTCGCTGTTTAGTCGTTGACGACGACCAGCCCAAACGGGAGAACTCGGCCAGTACCGCACCGATCTGGCGTGGGGTTAGGTCTTTGGCCGAACGCACCCCTGCCACGCGACTAAGCAGCGCCCGGTAGGTTTCGTCATCCAGGCCCAGGTCTTTCTTTGCTATGTGGATCTTGCTCAGGTCCAGGTTTCGTCTGTTCACTTCGTTCTCCCTCGAATCAATGCTCTGAATGCTGCCGGATCACGGCGAGACAACTCTGCGACCCCGTGAATCACCACCGTCAGTGCGTGCGCGGTTTCGTCAAAGTCCCCGGCAACACGGATACGCTCAAGCTCGTCCAGGGTGCCTTTGTATGCCTCCATCTTGAACGTGCTGGAGCCCATGGCCAATTTCTTGGCCTTGTCCCGCATGCGCTGGGCACGTTTGCGCTCAAGGGCTAGACGGGCTTTACGCTGCCGGGGTGTCTCGTCTGTCATCTGTTGGCTGCTCATCAGTACCAGGCAACCACGCCTGGCAGACCTTCCCGGAGGCCGGGAGGGTTTCGCTCAGTGGAGGCGTTGCTGCTCTTGTCCTTTCACGCCGTGATTCAGCTGTACATCAGCCGCTGCGAGAATTCCGTGCATCGCATCGCTTACAGACCTATTGCTCATCTGCTTGGTGGCGTTCCGGTCCTTCGGATCTGCCTTAGTTGTATCCGGGTGATGCTTGAGCATGTAGGCCGAAGCGGCACTGGATGGTGTGTCATTACCAGCGAACGCCATAACTTGCTTGCGCACCTGATAGACCCAGGCATCACAGAACACGTCCGCCCGTTTGGTCTTGGTTGCGGTCTTGCAGCGCTTTAGTTTGTCGGCGATGAAGTCACGCCGGGCCTGGCGGATCTGCCGCAGAAGCAGTGTCATGGTGTAGCTGGCCACCTCGGCAAACTCACCAATGAAGCGCCATTCACCTAAGCCCGCCATGAACAGCAATTCACAGGCATACGCACGTTTTACGCAGCCAGCCAGATTGGCTTCCCAGCGAACAGGATTCACCTTAGAGCCGCTGCGTGAGGCCGATTCAAAGATGTCTGAAAGCGCTACATCAGCTTCTTCAATACGGAATTTTTCCATCATGGCCCGCGCCTGGCGCATAGCCGCTGCGGCTTCGTGGGGGTTGTCGCTTGCTGCCAGGCGCAGAAGCTTCTTGATTTTATCTATAGCTTTGTTGTGGTCCATTTCATCAGGTCTCGGAGTCTTGCGCTTCGGGTTAGACAACAATGGCGGATGGCACTGCTTCGCAAAAACGCGAAGGGCTCCAGTCGCAAGATTCATCAGATGGGATGTGTCCGAAAATCATTGTGCAGCGGCGGCAGTGCACGCAGTCGCCACAGGTCTTGCCCTCGGGTAGATTCATCTTGTCGGTGTTGTCCACCGACCGTAGGTATGGTTTTCGTTGCTCGCTCATAAAACTCCCCACTTACGTTTCGGCTGCTCATCAGTACCAGACAACCACGCCTGGCAGACCGCCCCGGATGGCCGGGGCGGTTTCGCTCAGTGAAGGGTTTTATTGCTCGGCTGGAATCGATGCGCGGGCAGTTCACCAAGGATCTGTTCGCTCGACGCCATGCCCCATAACAAGCCGGAGATGTAAGCGGCAGCCGAAGGTGTCTGCACGCCTGTGGGAACACCAGTCATATCGAGCGACACGGTTGGCTTACCGGTATCGTCGAGGCTGTCTTCCAGAGTAAGGGTGATCTTGGCCATATTGAGTTCCTGTGGTTCACGTCTACCGGGATTGTGTTTGGAGCTTCAGGGCTTGGATTTTTTCCGCCACGGTATCGACCTGGTCGGGGTCGCCGTGGATGACCGCCACCACATAGCTGCGACCGGAGTTCAACTCCAGGTGCACGATGTCGAAGGTTTCACCTGTGCTTTCCTCGGCGTCATTGAGCAAGTCCAGCAGGCTGGTTTCTGGCCATTTCATGGACGTTAAAAGTCCCATGTCATACCCCTGCGATATCAAGGCTGATGGGTTCGTATTGGTCGGTATCACCAACACGCTGATACACGCGGATGTAGGACTTTGAACCCACTACCTGGCATGCATCGCCAATGGCTTGCATGGCGCGCTGCCAGCGTTCATCGGTTATTTCCAAGCGGCGCAGAGCGAGCACGCGGGCCGTGGGGATGTCGCCTTTCTGGTCGGTGCGAAACGCATCATTCACCAGGGTGACGACCTCCGGCCGAGCCCCAGCCGTCCAGTCCCGCAAGCACTCATCGATCAAAGCGCGGGCTGCCTGCAAGCGTTCGTCAAAGGCGATGCTTTCCTGTACTGCCCGCAGGATCTTGAAACGCCCGTCAAAGCTGATCAGGCTGACATTGCCTTTCTTGCCGCCAATCTGAGCGCCGTACTGCTCGGCGCTCAGTTCGATAAACGCTTCGATATCGCCGAACGCGGACGCTTTGAACTTCGCAAGCACGTCATGAGCAGCACGCGCTTTTTCAGCCAGGGCCAGAACTAGGCTGTCTCGTTCCAGGTCGATGGGTTTGATCATGCTTTCAGGGATAAGGCGCTTCTGAGCGTCAACCCGGTAGCCTTCAGGGATGGCTTGTTGTGTGGTCATTGCTGGATTCCTCAGTGGACAGTCGGACGCTGCCAGCCTTCTGGACGGGTGGCGCTGATGGGTTCGCACCACTCCAGGGTCACGCCCTGGAACTGCACGACATAACGAGTGCTACCGGCACTGGGGTGCGTCTGGTAGCCAGTTACCGGC